ATGGTAATCAGCTTTATCGTATACGACTTGATAATAGTCGTGTTTATGAAATTATCATGGATTTTGACACAGTTATTTTAGTCAGATATATTCGAGGATAAATTTTATGTGTGGTTTTTTTAGATATTATAAAAATTGAAATATTCATTATATAATAATATTAAATATATATAGTAATCAAAACACAAAATGGAATCTGTATTTAGCACTATATATCATCATGATTTCATATTACTAAATAAATACTTTAGATGTAATAGTATAATTCATCGTCATTATGAAATTGATATATCAATAAATTTAATGATAACTCTTGAAGATTTTTTGAAAGAAATTAGAACTATTAAAACTAAAACACAAAAAGAACAATTATGTGAATATGAACATTTAGATATTTTTCAAACTTACTTTGAAAAGCTATATTATGTATATATTTGTGAAGTTGCTAAAATTTCTGAACAAGAAAAAAATAAAAAGAAAGAATATAAAGAAATTTCCATTCTGGTATCACAAATCGCTGTTTTTCGTCTTATGATTGATATTGTTATTGGAAAATTAAAATTATTTGTAGATAAAAGTGATAATATTAAGAGTATATTTAAACGTTTAAAATCAAACAATTTATTGCCTGATATATTTATTGGAATTATACAAGAATATATTAACTATTTTAATACCAAATATGAAATAGATTTAGAATTAATAAAAAATCCTAATCATCATTCGTTAGTAAAATCATTAAAAAAAATATCAGATCTTGGATACTCTAAACTATTAGATGGTATGACTAATCCTAAAGTAGATTTAGGATATGGTGATGATACACCTGAATCTATTACATGGTTAATATTACATGAAAGTAGACGTAATTGTTGTAAAATTCCATTTGATGAATCATCTATTATTGGTTTTTTTCAAAGTTTAGTCAAAGGTAAAAAATTAGTTTTTGAGAAATTTGGCATTGGTCTATGTATTAGTTTTAAGTGTCCTTGTAATCTTAGTATTTCTCATCAAATTAAAAAAGGTTTTGATATTGATGAAAAAAAAGAATTATTATGTAATAAACAAATTAAATTAGTATGTTCTCAAGATAATTTACAAGTACCTTTTAAAATTAGAAAAGGTAATTGTAAATTATTTTTTTCTAAAGAACAAAATATAGAGTATTATGCATTTTTCAGAATGTTAATACAATCATATAAATATACTGCATTTCCAAGAGAGAAAATTGTATTTTGTCCAAAAGAAGGTTGTTATTATAATTCAGTTCCCTTTATTATTAATGAAAAAAATGTATCAACAACATGTCCAATGTGTATAGAAATATTTTGTACAGATTGCAATGTATTCCAAACTCACCCTGATAATGGAATATTATGTAATCAATCATCAATTGAGCGACTTAAAGAATTAGGAGATGATGTTAAGTTATGTCCTAATTTTCCTAAATGTCAAATACCAATTAATCGTATAGAAGGATGTGATAAAATGATATGTTCAATTTCTAATGGTGGTTGTGATACTTCATTTTGTTGGTTATGTAATCAAAAAACTGCAATCCAAAATAGTGATATTAAAGATATTATTGACTATTTTATTTCTATTAATTCACCTATAGAATTTGTATCTACTCAATCATATTTATATATTCATATTAATAATAGTTGTCCTAATGCAAATTCTATAAGTGGTGTTTTTCATCCACAAAATATTATTAATACGTGGGTTCCTTCTGATATAGTATATAAATCTTCTAGACAGTTATTATCTCCAGAACATACTAATATAATTATATCTATGATGGAACAAGCTATGATAAAAAATAAAAATTGATAGATTGCTCGCAATTTAGCAATATTATTAGTAAGTTATTTTATTCCTTAATAAAAAAATTTGATAGATTGCTCGCAATTTAGCAATTAATTTAATTTAATAAAAAACAAAGTGGGTTATGCCAATATTATTTTGGAAAAATTGAAATTTATTTATTTTAATATATATATATATATATGTATTAAACAAAGATGATATTATGTGATTTATAATATTATCCGAACTATATCAATAGTTTGTATACATTAAATCCTTCTGATATATAAGTAATATATTACTGTTAATATTACAGTTTAACTAATATATATATAACAAAGATGATATTATGTGATTCATAATATTGTCCGAACTATATCAATAGTTTGTATACATTAAATCCTTCTGATATATAAGTAATATATTACTGTTAATATTACAGTTTAACTAATATATATTAAATAAAGATGATATTATGTGATTATAATATTGTCCGAACTATATCAATAGTTTGTATACATTAAATCCTTCTGATATATAAGTAATATATTAATTTTTTTATAATTTTAATATAGATATTGATGTTATACTATCTATTCTAGTAATAAAATGTGTATATAGACTTTCAAAAGGAGGTACATATTACCAACAATATTAGCATTATTTTATTATAATTTAGAAATTATTTTATTATATAATATAATATGGATAATCATATTTTTAAATCATGTAAATTAGATAATGAACAAAAAATAATAATAAAAAAAAATCCACATTGCGGTGAATTTTTTTGTACACAATCTTCTAATAGTGATTTTTATAATAAAAATTTTATATATAATTATGATAATATACCATTTATTAAAAATTATAAAAATAATGATCATGAATTTAATAGTGTTAATAATTCAGAAGAATTAAGATCATTTTTATCAATATTATTTTTTTTAGTATCAAAAATTGATCAAGATATAGTGAATATTATATACACAGGAAATATAAGAGAAAGAAATATCAATATGTTAATAAAAATGTTTCCTAATATTAAATGGTATTTAATAAGTTCTACATTTAATAAAGAATTATTTAATCATGAACAAATTATAGAAATTAAAAATGAAACTTTTACAGATGATATTGCAAAATATTATCATAATATATTCAAAAAAACTAAAAATAAATTATTTTTTATATCAGATATAAATTCATTAGATGATATAGAACAACTTCAAATTAATAATCAACATGCAAATTGGCATAAAATTATTAATTCTGATTATAGTTATTTTAAATTTAGATGTCCTTTACAAGAAAATAAATATAATTATTATGAAGGAAGACTATATATACAACCATTTTCATCTTTTAGATCAAATGAATTAAGAATGCTATTAAAATCAGACTTAGTTAATAAAACATATAATGTAGAAGAATATAAAAGCAAAATTAATTATTTTAATAATGTGTTAAGATCATCGTACTATATAAAACAAATAATAGATGATAATAAAATATTTGATCATTGTTATGATTGTACATATTTTAGTTATCTTATTAAGAATTATTTAAATAAATTTAAGTATAATTATCAAAAAACAGATGATTTATTAAAAATAATGATTGATATTAAAAATAAATTAACATCAGATAATAAATTAGGAGGATATAATTTATCAAAAAAAGAAATATTTGCAGAAAAAAAAGGAGTAATATATGATAAATTAATGATAACACCAGAAGGTATATATAGTATAACAACTAAAAGAGATGGTCATCAAATACTTAAAATAATAAAACAAATTATAGGTAATACTCATACTAAAATAATTACAGATTTAACAGGTAATGTAGGTGGTGATACTATATTATTTGGTTTAAATTTTAAAAAAGTATATTCTATAGAATATAATTTAGAAAATTATAAAGCATTAGAAAATAATGTAAAAGTATTTGATTTAAAAAATGTTGAATTATTTTATGGAGATTCTACAAAAATATTTAATTGGTATACAGATGTATTATATGTAGATCCACCATGGGGTGGGCCTAATTATAAAACTCATAAAAATTTAGATTTATATTTAGGAGAAATAAGAATAGATAAATATATTTATAATATATTAAATAATAATAATAGACCAAAATATATTTTTATAAAAGTTCCTAGTAATTATTATTTTCAAAGATTATATGATATTAAAGAAAAAATTAAAATAACAGTTCAAAAATTTCAAATAAGACGATATAATATGGTAGCATTATATTAGAAATAAAAAATTGATAGATTGCTCGCAATTTAGCAATTAATTTAATAAAAAACAAAGTTGGCTATACCGATATTATCTCAAAAAAATTGATAGATTGCTCGCAATTTAGCAATTCCTTTATTTGACTCGCTTAGCTCCTCAAATAAAAAAATTGAAAAAATAATTGTCTATCTGTTTTCATAATATTTATTATAACTTACAAATTTTCTAAGATGGCCTTTGTCAATGAAAATAAACTCGATTGTTCCGCAATGGTAAACAATTTATATACAATTTATGGTATTAAATTGTTTGATAAATACCTAATTTCTGGTATTTCTGGTTCCCCATCCCATTTTATTCCAGAAAGTCCTCCATTATTACGTGTTACTCAATTAGAAAAAGAAATCTCAGAAGTGAAACGCAATTATGTAGATTGTGTTAATGAATGGATATCAAAATCATCTAGAATTGTTGACAGATTGATTAAATTGAGTAAAATGCAAGAAAAATTTTCAGTGCAGGAATCTAAAGACATGTATACTGATGTTGAACTTACAATCAGTCGTGCATTTAACTTTTTTTCTGAATTGCAGCAAAAACAAGAACTTAAACCTACTGATCCTAAAGAAATTGAAGCAGAAACCAGATTTTTTCAAGCGTGTTTTAAGATGCGTTTTAAGGAAGCTATCCAAGACAAGAAACCCGAAAGCATCGCCATAATAATGCAAAATGCCAGTGAAAAGTGGTCTGAATATACTCTTGCTGAACGGCAGCGGTGGTTAAATGGATTCAAAAAGTCTGGTAAATCAACGATTGATGACTTTATTGGGCCTGTTCTAAATCCTATGTAGGGGAGTTTACTTTTGGCGCTCTAGTTGGGAAAATTTATGGTTTGTTTTGTGTGTGTATTTTTTTATGTTTTACATTTTATCTACAAAATCACTTAATTTTTAATTTATACTAACAATAGGGCAGTAAAAATTGATAGATTGCTCGCAATTTAGCAATTAATTTAATAAAAAACAAAGTTGGCTATGCCGATATTATCTCAAAAAAATTGATAGATTGCTCGCAATTCCTTTATTTGACTCGCTTAGCTCCTCAAATAAAAAAATTGAATATTTTTGTATATATTAGTATATATAATTTTATATAAATTAATTACTACGATGTTATCTGTATACTCTGTTCCTTTTGTCACTCACCCCAGCCACATTGACATTGACACAGACTTAAAGACTAACATCTCTGATTCTGATACTAACATTAGCAACTCCGGTTCTGAGTCTGATACTAACATCAGCGACTATGAAACTGATCTTATTAAACCAGAATTTGAACCTTATATAAATGGTAAATTTCTTTCATGTATTTCTAAATTTCAAAGAAACGATTTAAAAAATCAAATTGATAGTGCTAAAACAGATGAAGATATGAAAACTATAATTGACAACTTTACAAAAATTTTGGATGAGCAACTAATCTGTGTACAATTTTGCATTATAATGAAGAGATTTTACAATTTTTATCATGAAGATTTGCCAGATGAATTTAATGAAATTATTAATAAAATTGAAGAAAAATCAAGCAAGACTAACATTTTAAAAGAAAAGATTCATAATTTATTTGTACTATTTGAACAGTATGATAAACAAAATTCTGATGAAGATGAAGCATTTTTTGAAAATATGTCAGATTGTTACTCTGAAGAAGATAATGAATTGTGAAATTTATATTATGGTGATATTTTGAAGTGTTATTGAATGCATTTATTATTTAAATTTGCTTTTTTTATATTTTAATTTATATTGTATTATATATGGAAACTATTACAGCGGGGAAGAAAACATAACAAAGTTATGTTTTTTATTGATTAACTCAAATGAAATGGAACTTTGTTCAAGTTTATTAAATTCTAACTTTATTAGAATTTGACACGATTTAAAATTATTCCTTGTACATTTTAGGATTTTTCTTATATTTCTTCTTTTGTTTTAATTAAGAATGATTTGAAGTAATTTTTATAAGTTTTTAATTCAATATATTTTATGGATTTTTAATTGATTTCTTAATTAAGTCATAACTCATAGGTTCATCATAAGAAAACTCTTTAATTTTTCTTATGGAGTACCCAGAAAGTATTATTTATCTATATAAATATATCGCATTTATGGGGACTTTTTTTGTCTCATATTTCTCTTCGGTTGGTGTAATATAATTTTTTAAATATTTTAAATTATTTAACCATATATCTTCATTTGATAACAAATATTGCTCATATTTAGGATCATTAATAAAACTAGTCCATTTGTCATATATTTCTTTATTTTTCATTATATTTTTTTTTATTACACTATCTGCGAAGCAAATATTTCAATAAAAAATATAATTGCACTAAACAAAACAATAATATGTAAATAGTAGGCTATGATAATTAATTTTCTAAGACTTATATATATGTCATATGAAAATAAATAATCTATTATTTCCTATAAAAATATTTCTGATTTGAAGAAACTAATCCCCAAATGTTTACTGATTATATCAATAGTTTTTTATTTGTCATGAAACTCGTGCCAGTGCACGTCTCTCTCTCATGTTAAAGTGTACGTACATTAAGTGTACTTTTGAAATGTACAAAATAAAAATATCTAAAAGATTAATATATATTATATTATAATATGGAGTGTACTCCAAAGAACCATTGTCGATGTAATATATGTGACAAATTATATAGTTCACGTCAATCTTTATGGAATCACAACAACAAATTTCATTTAAATATAGTACCGGAATCCGCCAAAACCCCGCCAAAATCCGCCAAAACTCCACCAGAATCCGCCAAAAATACATCTGAAAATAATAATATTATTTGTGAATATTATTTCTAATCACTTGGTATGGATTAATATCTCTTTTTTTTTTATCTAGTTCTTCAATTTTCTTTTGTAATTTATCAATCGTTAATTCAATCGATTTAATTTCACTTTCTATTTCT